TCTAATCACAAAAAATACATTGATTACTTGATAGCTAGAAAAATAGACTATACTTCTTATCAATTTTATGTTGCACCATTTGATGAGGGTAGAAATGCAAATAGAATTATAATTCCATACTACTACAACAGTGAAATTGTAGGCCATACGAGTAGGTTTTTAGATGATAGAGCTCCAAAATATATCAATGATCAACAGTCAGGTTATGTGTTTGGATATGATAGGCAACAGTCTGATTGGCAAGTAGCAATACTTATGGAAGGGATATTTGATGCCTTATCTATTGATGGATTGGCTTTAACTCATAATACAATTAATGATGATCAGGCAAGACTAATAAAACAATTGAACAAGCAGATTATTTTTGTTCCTGACAGGGATAAAACAGGATTTGAAACGTGTGACAGAGCCTTAGAATTAGGTTATCAAGTAAGTATACCTAATTGGGGACCTGACGTAAAGGACGTAAATGATGCAGTAATAAAATATGGCAAACTAGCTACATTGTTAAGTATAATACAGAATACGACAACGAGTAAAATAAAAATAGAAATGATGAGGAAACGAATTGGTAACTGATTATAATATAGATGTTCAAAAACTTTTCTTGCGCATGATGGTAACTAATGGAGAATTATACACAAGAGTAAGTAACATCATGAATGCTGAAAACTTTGACAAGTCGTTACGACCTGTTGCAAAATTTTTTAAAGAACATTCAGAAAAATATAATGTGTTACCTGAACCAGATCAAATACAGGCCACATGTTCTATAGAAATTATACCAATTCCTGAATTATCAACAGGGCATTATGAATGGTTTTTGGATGAATTTGAAAAGTTTACTCGCAGACAAGAATTAGAACGTGCAATATTAAAAGCAGCGGATCTATTGGAAAAAGGTAATTACGACCCAGTTGAAAAATTGGTGAAAGATGCAGTTCAAATTAGTATAACAAAAGATATGGGTACTGATTATTTTGCTGATCCTCGCGGTAGATTAATGGCACTAAAAAGCAATAATGGACAGATCAGCACTGGTTGGCCCACTGTTGATAGTAAGTTATATGGCGGATTCAATCGAGGTGAACTACAAATCTTTGCAGGTGGTTCCGGATCAGGTAAGAGTCTGTTTATGCAAAATCTTGCTGTCAACTGGAGTCAAGCAGGACTTAATGGTATCTATGCTACTCTTGAACTTGCTGAGGGCTTATGTTCAATGCGTATAGATAGCATGATGACAGAAACTAGCAGCCGTGATATTTTTAAAAGCATTGATGACATTGAAATGAAAGTCAGAATGTTGGCAAAAAAAGCCGGTAAGTTGCAAATCAAATATTTGCCGGCACAGAGTACAGTAAATGACTTACGAGCATATTGTAAGGAGTATGAGATTAAGACTGGTGCAAAGATTGATTTTCTTTGTATTGACTATCTTGATCTCCTTATGCCCGTCAGCGCAAAGGTCAGCCCATCAGACTTGTTTATTAAGGACAAGTATGTATCGGAAGAATTGCGTAATTTGTCTAAAGAATTGAACGTGCTGCTAGTTACAGCCAGTCAATTGAATCGTAGTGCGGTCGAAGAAATTGAATTCGACCATAGTCATATCTCAGGTGGTATTTCTAAGATTAACACAGCAGATAATGTATTTGGTATATTCACAAGTCGCAGTATGCGAGAGCGTGGGCAATATCAGATTCAGCTTATGAAAACACGTAGTAGTTCAGGGGTAGGGACTAAAATTGAACTTGAGTTTAATGTAGAAACACTGCGTATTACAGATCCGGGCGAAGATGGTCAGAGTGCTAATGTAAAATATAATAACCCTCAGCCCAGCCCTAATGATATAATGTCTAGGTTAAAACCAACGGCAAAGGTCAGCCCTACGCATGAAAGCGAGGTTATAGACGAACACGTTCCTAAAGTAATAGCTGATGTACAAAGTGCTAAATTAAAAGCTATGCTTAATAGTCTTAAAAAGTGATAAATATTAAGGGGAACTCTATTATGGAACGCAAAACTAAAAGTTTATTAGAAGAATTGGAGGCACTAGGAAACAACCGTGACACCAAACACATCATAGAGAGTCGTGCCCACAATATTATTACCAGCGCAATTAATCTTGTAGAGATGATTAATAAGCACTATGATCCTGAAAAAGCTGCTATTCTTGAGAAAAAACTGCTGAGTGCAATTAAAAGCAAAGATCAAGAAAGATTTACAAAAAGCATAAGAAAATGAGATTACAGGATGTAAGTACAAGAGTAGATGAAGCAGTTCTTGACCTTGTACAGGGCCAAGTAGACCCAAACGGAAACAGTCTTTCAAAAACCCAATCAAAAAACATACAGGCTAAAATGAATTTTAGAAACATTTTTGTAAAAAAAATGATCGGAATTCTACAGGGACAATGGCCTGAGGTAGATAAAAGACAACAGGAATTACAGCAACAGGCTGAACTAGTTCAACAGCAGATGCAAGCAAAAGTTAAAAACTATCAGTTTAATAAAAATCCAGCTGCTGCAGAAGCAGAAAGGTATGCAGCGCAAACCCCTGCTCCTGGAGTTGTTCAGTCTGAGTCATATGACTTTAATGAAATGTTTAGGAAAGCAATTTTTGAAGCAGAAGCACCTGCTCAGCCACCGCAAACTGTAAAACTTACAATGGCTGATTATATTATAAAAGTTGTGCAGCAATATATGCAGGGAGTTGATTTGACTCAAAGTATGAAGCAAATTACAGACTTAGCTAAGATGATTGAATTTACGTATAGGAAAAATGGAGGTGTGCCTGCTTTAAGACAACTAGGGGATTTACTCTATGATCTAGCTGCTGCACGTAAGGCTGAGACCCAACCGCCCGAAGAAAAAGAACCAGAATCACAAGAAGTTCAAGAAATACTATACAAATTTAAATTATTGGACCAAAATGAGAGAAAAGAACTTATGGCCCAATTACAAAAACTAACTTAAAATTAGCATAAGATACCCATTTTTTTATAAAAGGAATAAATAAAAGTAGAGCCTTTGTGCTCACATTTTATAAGGAATAGATATCATGGCATATTTTACAAAAGTACACGGTGACTTTAAACAATTAATGAACTACGATGCTCCTAGTTATACAGTAGGATCATTAAACGCAATTACAGCAAACGTTACAGTACAACCACAAGGTCCAAAACTAGACTTCTTTACTATCACAGGTAATGGAACACAAGTTTTAGACAACATCTCTACTGTTTTTCAAACAGTTCAGCAATTAGCTACAATTCATATATATGAATTCAGCGATGCTGGAGATGATGATAGTTTAGCAATCGCTATTTACCCAACTGGTGCATGGACTACAGTAACATTAGACAATGAGTTGTCAAATGCTTGGACAAGTGCTAACGTTTCAGTATCATCAAGCGCAACATTCACAAACTAATTTAATTTAGTTTACAACAAAGCCCGCAAATTCTGCGGGCTTTTTTACCTTTATAAATAACGTTATGACGAAATTAAGATGTTATACATTGTTCGATATAACAAAAAGCAATGTCACCAATAAAAAAAGTGTACTTTTTGGTTCAGAAGAAGAAAATTTATACTGGCAAAATCGAAGAAATACACAGTGTAATCTAGATACCATTGTTCAGGTAATTTCATTAAGGGCACAACCTGAGGATATAACTGAGCCTGTAAAACAAGATTTGTCTACAACAGAACATGAATTTGGATTTTTCTACAATAATGAAGAAAATTTGTCATACTGGTCTTTTGAGTTTTCTGTAAACTATAAAGGGGTATTTTCTGATGGTGAAGAAGATTTGGGAGCTTTATATTCTGACTGTCAATCTGTACCAATGATTAAGAGTATTAATGACATTAAACAACTTCCGTCTTTTTTAGACGTTAGTCCTGAATTACGAAACATATATTTTAGGGTTATTACAAATGAATGATATTGATTTATATGAAGTTTTTAAAAAGATGCTCGATCAAAATACGGTCAACAGTCTTAAAAAATATATCATTCTCCCCGATCATGATAGTTATCAAGTTTTTGAAAAATATAACATAAAAAGAACTAAAATTGGTTTTAAAGTCACTTCGAATACATCTGATAAAACACACATATTTTCATCGGCCAAATATGCTCTTGCATACTGTACAATGGACAATAGAAATAAAGTAGTTGAAAGTCAGCGCATTTGTTTTTTGGATTCTACCCTAGCATCAATTAAAATTTCACTAAAATTATACGAAAAATACAGCAAACAGACTAAATTACAGGACAAAAAACATATCTATCATAACAAAATTTTAGAGGGTAAACTGAAACAAAAGCTAATCTTAAAAGAATTAGACGATTTTTCATTAAAGGCCAAACAATATCACCTAAGCTCTATACCCAAAAGTTCCTACAAATAATTTAATTTAAGATAAATACTATATCATCTTT